TCACTGGAGTACAAGGAGAAGGATTGATTAAGAATATTGCGGAACGATTCGCAAGGCAGACAGGAGAAACAGTCCTTGGAGACGCAGGTAAACTCGTCAACAAGGTCGCAGGGAAGGCAGCAAATCCATTAAGAGAGACTTTCCTCAAAGATGTACCCTTCAGAACCTTTAATTTCGCTTGGCAATTCAAACCTAAATCCAAAATAGAGGCACAAGAGGTGCAAAGAATCATCACTGCTTTCCGATTACGCATGTTGCCTAAGACTGCAGAGAATGATCTCTTTTTAATCTATCCCCCACAGTGGGATGTGACTTTCAGTAAAGGCATCAAAGATCGAATAGAAGGATATTTACCTGGAATGGTCTGTACGAGTATGGCTGTAGACTATGCAGGAGGTCAAAAGTTCTCTGCTTTTGCTGATGGATATCCAACTGCGATTAATTTGACCATAGACTTTGCCGAAACTAAGATCCTCTCAAGAAATAACTATGAAGAATATGTTGGAGTGGATCCAAAAAGCATAGGCAATCACATTAATGATCTAATATAAGGCAAGAAACACCATGGCAAATAAATATTTCGCAAACTTCCCTGACATTCAATATGAGTTCGCAGATGGTAATTTTACCACCATCAAAGATTTCTTTCGTAAAGCAAAGATTGAGACTAATAAAATTGATTCTATTATTCAATACACGGTCTATGAGATACAAGAGGGAGATCGTCCCGATGTGGTCGCGAGTCGACTGTATGGGGATGGAGATTTATATTGGACATTCTTTTTAGTCAATGACTTCTTAGGATCCGTGAATGACTGGTATCGAGATACATCCAGTTTTGATGCATTTATGATCACAAAGTATCCTGGATTCGTGCTGAATGCGACGAATACAACCGATATTGTGTCTGCAACTTCTAAGTTTGCAGTCGGTGAGGGTATTACCTCATCCAATGGAGCAAAAGGCACGATCTGTGAAGTCAATGCCACTCTGAAACGCATTGTTGTCATCTATGATGATCTAAATAGATGTGTCGCTGGCAATACCATCACAGGCAATACTTCTGGAAAGTCATTTACTTTGCAATCCACCTCTGAGCATCGCGATGCAGTACATCACTATGCGGAGACTTCTGGTGCACTCTCTAACACGGATAACGCAACCAACACTCCAGTCTCAAACATTGAGCATGAACGCGAAGAGAATGAAATTAAAAGACAAATTAAAGTGATCGAACCTCGTTTCGTACGACAGGTTGTCAGAGAATTTGAATCAATTATATCAATATAGGAAAATATATTATGCCCATGAAATTTAAAAAGAGTGATATCGTTCGACAAAAAGACGGATCATTTAAAACAACTCATTATTATATGAAACAAGAAACCACTGAGATGTTGTTAAAGTATATTAATGGCGAAGAACGATGCAAACCCAAGCAACGCAGAAAATGCATCGTAGAACTGGATCGACGCAACATTGCATATGTCTGGTCTCCAGTACAAATCACTCCCGAATCCCTTAGTTTATAAATGAGCATACAACGAGGGCAGTTCCAAGTACATTGCATCACTCTGGCGAATCCAGAGGGTGAGACGGTGGACATTGCTTCTCAAGTGGGTCAGATCGATCTCTATGAAAATATATTCGAGACCTTTATCACTGGAACTCTCAGAGTCTTTGATGGTCTGAATATATTAGAACGATTTCGAATCTTTGGTCAGGAATATATTCATTTAAATATATCTCAGTACGAAGGCACTGGCGAAGAAGCAGCCAAGACTTTTACCATTGATAAGAACCTGCGTATCTATAAGATCACACAGGTAGAGAAGGTCTCAAGCACTCTGTATACTTATCTGATTCATTTAGTCGATCCTCGTATGTTCTTTACACGCAAGGCAAGGATCTCTACCACTTACAGAGGTTCTATCTCTGACATCATTGCCAATCTATGTATTGACAAGGCACATATATCCAAAGAAGAGTTTGATTTATTCGAAGAGAGTAAACCTGACAATCTACAGGTCGTGGTGCCTAATTTAACAGTACATGAAACAGTCTCTAAACTCACTTCTCAGGCATTGACCATGGACAGTGGGGCATCTTGGGCGAATCCTTTCTTCTTTTATCAGACAGTCAATGGTGGATTTCGTTTCTGTTCTATCGACACCATGATGCAACAGGAATATCCGATTGAGTTTACTTATAATATCGCAAGACAGAATAAAGTAGAGGAAAGCACTCTAGAAAATAAAGAGTCAGGTAAGAACTCACAGATATTAGCAGTCAACACACCGAAGCGATTTGATGTCGCAGAGGGTATGGCGACAGGTGCATACGCAGGTCGAAAGAACTCTTATGACCAGATCACACAAATATCCAGCGAGGTCATCTTTGACTTGAGCGAAGTATATGCTCGCAATCCCAAAGGGCATCACAGTGGATATGTACAACTCAGAGTCGATGATGAATTTGAAAAGATCATTGAGGGAGGAGAGGTCGTGGATGAGGATACTCCACCTGATTATAGAGAAGTGGATTTTGATACCAATTTGCATAAATCTTTTGATGCCTATTATAAAAATTCCATCGACATGAATCATAAATTTGGTGTCAATGCAGACTATACATCCTCAGATACTTTCCGAGACATTGACTTTAATCATGGGTCTGCAGAATCTTTTGAACGCAATGCTCTAGAAAAAATGCTACATCAGAACATGACTCGGATATCCATTCCAGGCAGGACAGATATTCAATGTGGTTTAATGCTACATGCAGAGATTCCACTGACTCAAGTGGATGATAATAAAATAGAGAATCCCTTTGACGACAGCAAGTTTCTCATTACAGGGATTAAATATGAATTTAAAGTTGCTAGCAAGGAGTCTTTCTGTCATCTAGAATGTGTGAAAGAATCTATTGCAGCAAAAATTGAAGACGCAGAGATCGCAGTGTCGGATGCGTATAGATCTGATTAAGGAGGCACGATGGAATTTTATTATGGCATGGTCGAAGACCGCAACGATCCTCTCAAAGTAGGGAGAGTGCGTGTGCGTGTGCATGGAGTACACACTCATGATAAGCAACAAATAGCAACTCCCGACTTACCTTGGAGTCAGGTCATGATGCCGAACACCGAAGCATCCCTCAGTGGATTAGGACATACAGTCCATGGGTTGGTAGAAGGTTCAACAGTGATCGGATGTTTTATTGATGATCTCCGACAGAACTTTATTGTGTTAGGTTCTACATTGGGTATTCCCTCCTCAGGATCGCGAGCAGATATTAAAGGGCAACTGATTACTCCAAGTGTAGAGGATGGATTTAATGATCCACGTCGACTCACAGCAGCAGATTATGACGACACTCCAGATGGAGTGGCTCCTGTACAAGATCCTACACGATCTTGGGGATTATCCCAATCCTTAGAGGATGCACCGAAAACACCTGAGTCAGTCGAGATACTCACCGATGGCACAGGATCTACGATTACGGAAAAGACTCTGACTAAGGATGATCTACCTTATTATCCTAGATACAGGGATATCACCTCTGTCAATGAAAAGTCTCACACCACGATACGACCAGACTATAAAGCAACCACACTTCCAGAGACAGTTGGGTTTACACTACCAGCAGACAATACCACCGAACCCAAATATCCATTTAATAAAACACTCGAGACGGAATCAGGACATTATTTTGAAATAGATGACACTGTAGGTAGGGAACACATTGTGAATTTCCATCGCAGTGGTACATATAATGAGATCACAAACACAGGGGATAGTATTTATCGTCATGTCAATGATCATTATGAGGTAATTTGTAAAGATGAAAATGTATATATTGGTGGCAATGCGACACTCCATGTTGAGTCTGGTAATATCACTATTAATGTGCAAACAGGTGATGCCAGCATACATGTCGGAGGCAATGTTTCCGCCACGATCGGAGGTTCAACAACCATTACATCCACCGAAGATATTAGCATGACTGCTCCTACGATCGCGATTGATGGGGAAGTCACAGTAACAAAAAATATAGTTGCTCAGGGTGAAGTGACAGGTAAAGAGATAGAACTGTCAACTCATGTCCATACTGAACAGGGTGATGGTAAAGATGTATCTAAACCCAAATAGTCCGATCCCTCTGATTGAATTTAATAATTTCTTTGCTCCCGATATATTCGAGACACTCAAAGGATATATGGTAAAAGAACAGAGTGAAAGGCATCAGATTGAATTTGAATATTGGAAACGACCACACTGTGAGAGGTGCCCTGTCATGGACTATATGCACACTCACTTTATAGAAGTGTTACCACAGATAGAATCGCTTCTGTCGGAGACGATACTCTTTGACGAGGTCAAAGCAGTGTTGCAAAGAACTCCTGCAGGAATGACTTATCCTATACACACCGACACTGCGAGTAAAGTAGGAACATTTTTGATTTATGTAGATCCTGTATCCTCTTCAGGCACGAAGTTTTATCAGACTTCAGATGGGGATGGAATGTGGGAGCATCCTTGGACGATCAATAAAGGATACTTCTTTCTGCGTACAGATCGATCATTTCATTCTTTTGACAATTCTCAGAGTCGAAATAGATGGGTTTTCATGTATAATCTCTTGAATAAATCCATACAATTTGTATAAATAACTGATATGGCAACTGAAATAGTAAACAAAGGTAAGAATGTCGCGAAGAAATACTTTACCGATCTAGATCTTAAATTTGGTTCGAACCCAGTGACTCGAGACGTGAATCTTAAGAGTGACTCTGATGCCATTCGACGAGCAGTCAAGAACCTTGTGTTGACAGACAACTTTGAAAGACCCTTTAAACCTGGAATCGGAGCGAACATCCGAGGACTCTTATTTGAGTTAACAGGGGAGGATCTGATAGATGAAATCGAACTACGCATTAAGAAACTGCTCCGCAACTTTGAACCTCGTATTGATAATATAAAAATTGTTGCGAGTGAAGACACCCTAGACAGCAACGAAGTGGCAGTGTCAATATATTATGATATAAATAATGATCCAAGACCCCAACAGTTGGATATAATACTCAATAGAATCAGATAGGAAATAACATGGCGATCAACAGTTCATCCCTCAATGTAACAGAAACTGACTTCGAGAATATATCAGATAACCTGAAAGAGTTCCTCAAAGGTCAAAGCACACTGAAAGACTATGACTTTGAAGGTTCTACACTTAGTATCCTGATCGATCTCTTAGCATATAACTCACACATCTCAGCATTTAATACCAACTTGGCAGCATCTGAATTATTTTTAGAAACTGCACAGTTAAGAAAGAATGTGATCAGTAGAGCCAAAGAGTTAGGATATGTGCCGACTTCATATTCAGGTGCATCCTCACAGTTTGAGATGCAACTGCTGAATGTCCGCAGTGCCGATGGTTCTTATCCATCCTTGAGTGAGATGACTCTGGTACGAGGATCTCGATTCTCTACTGTGTTTGACAGTTCTACTTATAACTTTGTGGTGACTTCATCGGTCACTCCTACACAAAATGGTTCCACCTATACATACAGCAGCATCCCTTTAAAACAAGGTACATATGTCACGGATACTTATGTGTACGATAGTCAACTTTCAAATCCTAAATTTAAACTCAGCAACGAAAGAGTGGATGCAGGTTCTATCTCACTGTCTGTGAACAGCGACAGTG